GTGGAGTGTCAGAATGTCTGCTATTTTTTAATACAGCAGTTACGCTTCCTACTTGATCGAAGAAAGCATTTTTTCCAACAACAGATTCAAGACGAACTTTGTCTCTTAATAACGATCCCATTTGTTGAGACAACATTTGAATGTTAGCAGAATATTGCTGTACAAATGCTGTAGTTATTTGTGATGACATATTAGTCTCCCATTGTTATCATTTATGTTAAACAATCAGAGAAGTTATCCGCCTACGCAGGCATCTCTTGGATTTTAAGTCTTTTAGACTAGAAGTCTATTCCTTCTTGCCAGTAAGGTTCTTACGAATTGTCTTACCT